TGAGAAGCAAAACCGTTACAACACTTGCAGTAAAAATAGCAACTATGATATAAATAGGCATACTTGATATTTAATGAAAAACAAATATAATTTAATAAAGGAGAGGGGCTTTCGCCCCTGGCTGGTATCACCTGGTAATCCACCAAGTAATGAGTCCAGCAATAACTCCTGATACGACACCGACGAGGAAATCGCGTGCGAGGCGTTTCATCTCATCGGTTTTTATTTTGTTTTTCATCTTACCTCCTTTCTACACTTATATATTAACATAATGACGGCACTATGTAAAGTGTTTTTACGAAATATTTTATTTTTTTGTATAAAAAACGAGCCTACCCTCACTTAAGAGAGTAGGCTCGTGTTTATTCTTTTGGCTTCTCAGCAATTTGTTGTGCATCTGCTTTTTGTTTTAAAGTATCTAATGCTTTTACAATTATTGCCGGCATTGGCAATCCCATCAATCCGAGGTTCTCGATAATCGAAATTCCCTCGCTTGCGATAAATCCTGTAACGACAGCATTACGGATTAGTTCCATACCTGTTACTTTATCAAGCTGCACAGATATAAATACCATTAGAAGGATTCCGCCTTTACGGAATAATCCTTTAAGTGATGCCCTGCTCTCCAATGCACCAGTCTCGGACTTTGGAGAGGCTTTGAAAATACCTGCCGTAATAAGGCCTGTAACAAAGTCTGCTACCATAAACCAGATGAGTGTAATTAACATTTGATCGCTTCCCCCTAATGCAGTCGCTATTGTTCCGAAAATAAGGGCGATGTATCCAAATGCCTCACCGCTCATTCCTAATACTTTATCTAATTTTTCCATTTTTATTTCCTCCTACATTCCATAATAAATTTGGTCTACTGCACGTTGCACAGCATCTGGATCGTATCCAGCCGCACGTAATGCGTTAATACGCTCTTGACCATTGCCATAGTCGCCGCGGTAGACCGCTTCGGCAACAGCACTCATGTCATCTTGTGCTGAAGCTGTATTATCGCCACCTTGAAGAATTTCATTGACACGCTGTTGTACTGCTACGTTGTCATATCCTGCTGCAGCTAATGCATTGATACGGTCTACACCGTTACCGAACTCACCAGCGATAACACGATAAGCAATAGCATCGATAGAGTAGTCAGTTGTTGCTACAACACCACCATACATTTCGTTGATGCGTGCTTGAACCGCACCATACATATCGCCTAATGCGGCACGTCTTGCATCACCATTGCCAAACTCACCTGCAATTGCTCTAAGTGCTAAGTCTTCAACATCACCACCAACTGGTTGAGTTGATTGTGGAGAACTAACTACACCACCTGCCATAGTTGCGCGAATGTCATTTTCGATAACATGATTTACCTGCATAGCGTGAATCGTAGGACCTGGACAATTTGTAGCTACAAACATACAATGCTCGGTTAATGTTGCGGATGGTGTTCCGTCATAGTATGGATAAATTCCATATCGATTGCAGATGTCCGCGCATAGGCGAATTAGCGATGCATATGCTTCTTGACTGATTGGCCAATCGCCACCAGTCTCACTATTCGCAACTTCAATAGTAATTGCGCGATCATCGTTTTCCCAGTTAGCGGATGTCCACGGATGATTTTCTTCATCGACATAACATGCGATTCGGCCATCTGATCCAATTCCATAGTTAGATGATGCTTGTCTGTTCGGATTTAAAAAGACGTTCCCACACGTCTCGATTGAAAGATTACCAGCCATGTGATGGATAGTGATCTTTGATATTGAATTGTAGCGTGAGCCTGAATGATTAGGACTCATGATTGCTGCATTGGTTAAAGCTGAATATCCCATTGTTCTATACCTCTCTTTCCGCTTTATTGTTGCTTAACTCTTCTAACTGCTCTGCTGTTAAAGCCAAATCTTCATTCATGATTCATCCTCTTTTCTATCTAAAAAGGCGGCCGTATTGGTCGCCTTAATAGCAATATTTATATTTTCTTCCAGCCTAATCCTGTAGGCTCTCTTGTGTTCTTATCCCATGTACATTCGTATATACCGCCTTGATAAATAACCTTATCTCCCTTGTTGTATTCTTTGCCTTTTTCCCACTCTAAATAAGTAGGCTTATTTTCTTTTGTTATTTCTTTGTACAAGGCAACTTCTTTATTAGGTGACTTATTTGCTTGCGAAATATGGTCTATGATTGCTTCATACGGTTTCCCTTTATATTTGAAGCGCTCTCCCTTACGATAAGGAAATTTAAAACCATTCCATGTATCCAACTCATCACATAGTCTTATTACATCCTCTGGATTTGCATGGTTCATGCCAATCAAAAACACGTTTCGTTGTAACTCCATCTTGGCTCGCAACTGTGCTAACTCAATTTCTGTTGCTGGAATTTCTTCAAATACAAATCTAATAGACACGTCGTTGCTATCAATTACTTTAGTTTCAAAACCCAACATCTTTACAGTTTCAAATTCATAAATTACGTTTTCATTCTCAATACTATAGTCTACGATCTTAGCATGTGAAACATTATTTTGACTCATCAAAATAGCCGTATCATAGATTTTGTTTAATGGAATTACCATTTCAAAACTATCTTTTTGATATGAGTTGATTTTAAAATTTCCACCATCTTTTAATTTAATTTCCATTTTTACCTCACTTTCTTATTCTATTCTTTTCCAAAAGTTTACTGCATAGTAAGGTGGTGCTATATTAGCAGAGGCGGTTTGACCGACTACAGCGGTAAAGTGGTTCCAGCCACCAATTCCTATATTAGTGCCGGCAACTACATACGTTGCGTTACCTAAAGCGCCTATATTTGTATCATTTACAGCTTTGTATCCTATTACATTAGGATTGTTATTAGTTGCACCAATGGCAGCAGCAAGGTTGCCATTTCTCCCATCTAGACTACCGTGAGAGTGAGTGAAACTACCGCCCTGTGACTTGATAGGCGTATTTTTGCTTGCGCCAATTAAGAATTTATCCTCAATCTTTTCCCATCTTCCACCAAGAATGATGTTTGGATCGTAGTCCTTATTTTCATTCATGAGGATTGAGCCAATCGGGTAAAAGAAATCAATCATTCTTTGATAAGTGTTGTTTTTCTTGAAATAATAATCTTCTGCCGTGAAGTTGCCATTTACATCAACCTGTGTTTTTCCAAGTTGCATAAGCGCTTTTTCGATAGCCAATGTAATGTCACGACTAATCGACTGCCCAAATCTATCAGTGGCTGTTAGCGTATATGTGTACGCTTGGTTAGGATTTGCCCCACCAATAGGCTTTGTTGCGGACCATTTATTTGCATTGAGTATACCTGCGGTGCTTCCTGTAGCACTACCTGTAATCGTTATATTGACTGCATTTGTTGTATTGCCAACTTTGCCTTGCCAATATTCGCCATCGGCACTGATTGCACCGTTGCTACTTTCTGCTCCATTACGTGCCACACTCAAGTTGATAATGGACGGTCTAACGTATTGATGATATTTTGCTTTCTGTGTCCAAGTTATAACGTTGTTGCGGCTGTCTGTAGCAGTAATCGTATAAGTTATCTCACCGCTCGCATTTGTCAAACCATCAAACAAAACATCTGCTGTTGCTGTATTGACTGTCTTATTAAAAGTTCCAACACTTACAGTGATTGATTTAATCGTTGCATGTTTCTTAGCGTTTGCGGTTACCTTAACTCGTTTCTTAGATAACAAAGACATGCATTCATATACATTTGGGATAAAAGGTTTTGCAACTCCCTCGTCTGACACAACAACACTATCAAGTGTTGGAGAATCCGTAATCGTGAGTTCTTTTGTATAGGCAACCGATTCGCCTATCTTTGTTTTGAAATCCGATGTCCATGTTTCCAGTAAAATTCCAATATTGCATCGCCCTTTATCAAGATTTTTTGTTGTTTCGTATATATCTTCCCATTCAGCACTATTCAATTTGATAACTGTTCCGCTCGTATAATCCTGTACGGTTTTGATGAACTTTATACCCATAATAGCGATGTTTAGTTTTTCTCTAAATGCACTATTTTTTCTTGTATATGTTACCGAATATTCGCCTTTTATATTATCCAATGAGTAATCATCGATTGCTGCGGCTCTTGGAATAGTCGTTAATGCGACATATCCGCCTGTATTGACAAAGCATGTTTCAGGCATCCAGTTCAGTGATGATTCTTTCACCCATTCGATACCGCCATATCCAAGTAATGAACCGTCATTATTATGTGTAACAACGATGTCGCCTGACACATTTATAGTTTGATAACCTGCAAGAATTGTTACAACTGTGTCCGCACTTAAGTATTTCGTGCCCTGTCGATTATCGTGCCAGTATAGCCTGATAACTCCTCGTCCATTGCCGTACGTATCGAACAGCGTCGCACCATAAGGGTTATGAATATATCCATTTATGTGTATCACCGAAGTGTTTTCAGTAACGTTAATGCTATCTTCATACCACTCCACATGTAGATTCATTCTACCTCTGCCAGCTGGAGGTATGACCTGCAAATCACCTGTGTATGCCATAACTATTCACCCCCAATCCAATATATATTCGTGCATGCAACAGTTTCACCATTGATTTCTTTTAACGTTCCACGCTTAAATTTGTGCGCACCTGTTGCAAAATTGCCCTCTGCTTTTAATGACTGTACACGTGTTTCGGTAGAGTTTACATCAACCATGACTTTTCCATTAACAACAATTTTTGATGATTTCTCATCAAGTACCTGTTCAGTTGTCGAACCCTCTTTTCCTTGAATATGCATGCCATCAGATTGCAACTTGATTTGTTTTAGAACAGCAGTTTTGCCATCTATTTCTTCCGTTAGCGTTTGACTGATACTGTCTTTCGTCAATTGCAATTCTGCCTTAGTTGCATATTGCTGTGTCTGTGCTTCTAATGCGTGCAAATCATCATTTGTTGATTGCAACGATTTTTTGATTGCGGTTGTTTCCTGAACTGATAGATTAACAGAATTGTTTAATTGCTCAATAGCAGATTTATTTGAATACGAAACTTCATACAATCTATCCAGTGCATCATCATAAGAAGGCACTGTATATCCAACATGCAAATCTGTATACGTTATTTTGTATCTGGTCCAAATGAATTTACCGTTTGTACCCTGCGGTTTTATGTCTGACCATTCACCACCATTTAATTCTGTCTTTGATGTTGAAAGATAATATTCACGAATTGGATCGTCTTTGATTCCAACACCAACAGCACCGGTGTTTCCATTTTTTGTAACAGCATATTCATCAGATGTCGTTCCATCTGAATAGGATGTAGTCTTCTTGATCCACAAGTACATCCCATCGCTCAACAGCGGTGGTTCTTCTAACCACTCACCATTTGGAACATTTGTTCCTGATACACTTCCTTGATATGTTATCTTTGGAATTCCAACAATACCACGCCCAGCTTCTCCTGGTTGACCAGTCAAATCAACCGGCGTGTGCTTAATTTCAGTTCCATTTTTTAAAACATCAACTGCCATCATCCACATATGCTGCCCAGAAATACTGACCGGTCTAACTGTTGACCATTCCTCGCTTTCTTTACTTGGCTCTCCTGTAAGGATTGTCTGTAGATAATACATCTTATTCCCAGATAGTTGCGAACCATCAATCAAATCAACGTTTTTCTGCATTGCTTCGATTGCAGAACCATTCGATTCAACCTTCAGCTTTGTTTCTTTCAATTCATCATTGGTTGACTCAACCATTTTCACAACAGTAGACTTTGCATCTTCGGTAATTTCAGCCGCATATTTTCTTGTATTATCAATATTCGACTGCGTAATTTCTGCATTTGCCTTTACATTCTTTTCCACAGTTTCTACAACATATTGATTAATGCTTGTCTGCATGTTAGTTAGAGTCTGTTTCTTACTGCCAAATTCCAATGTTGTTTTCTGTGGCTCAATAACATCTATCGTGCGAGAAATCACTCTTAATTTCTCATCGATATCCAGCAATTCATTTCTTACTGGGTAAATGTTTCCAACTGTCAGTTCATCTGAATCAACATCAATGAGTGATAGATCAAATGCATCTATTTCGTAGCTAACCGTGATACGGTTATTTTCTTTTAGCCATGCTACACCTTTTGATTTCAAAATCTCGAAAGAATTTACGTCATCCCAGAATTGTGTTGTTTCAACCACGCCGTAGCGTGAAAGATATTCTGCATCTTCGACATATGGTTTTCCGCCATTTACAGAAGATATTGATAGACGTTCTTCCGTCTCCTTCTCGTTTCCTGATTCATCCTTTACTTTGATTTTTGCTCCGTATGGATATAAACGAGTGATAAGAGAACTGGAGTCAATCTTCTGTGTGATTGATTGCATGTTTTTCGCTAAAACAATAGCTGTTTTTTTCTCCTCACCTGTCTGTTTTAAATAATCAAGATAAAGCAAACCATTAACATTCCGAAATTGGAATTCACCACCTGATTTCTTCACTAATTTTTCAACCAACGTTTTCCATGAAGAGTCATATTGAATTCCAACATAGATATTGTCATTCGCATCTACTGCCTGCACATTTCCAAGATTGATTACTTTTGAGATGTCAACTCGTGCATTGTGGACTTTCAATATCTGTTGCAACAATCCTTTAGTTGTCCAATTCTTTGGAGAGCAATACTCTTGAACAGTATCATTCAGATATGCAAGCTTACCTTCACAAGTCACTCTTTTTAGAATTAATCCACTTGAATCCATTGAAGGTTCAACGACGAGAACACGACCATCAAAAGCAATGCGCTGATGTTTCTCATCGTACACTTCGACTTTTGTGTAGAATGGTGTTAACAGTTGATATCCAACATTATTTGGATAAATCGAAAAGGAAAAGGAAGGAATCGCGTTGATTTCTTCCTTTATTTTTCCATTGGTAATTTTCTCGATATTTCCATGAATAATCGTTTCATTTATACCATTAATCAATTTAACAACATACATTAGAACACCTCTTTATAGAAACGTATCTTCCCATTCCCTGTAAGCGTATATGTCACTTGATTGTTTCCTTTTTCAAGCATAAATAATTGGTGTTTTCCATTTCCTGAAATAGAAAATTTCTTTCCACCAATCTGAATTGTTAAAGTACCACTAATTTCAACTGTTGGAATAACTCGGTGATCACTATCATTTTGAACCATTAACGAAAGGTTCGTTCCTGCTGAAAGTTCAATTACTGTTTCAACATTTGCATACATGTATGGATGGCAAATGAATTTAATCGTTAATTCGCCTTGGCCATCATCTTCTTCCCAGTCTGATTCATGGTAAGAGCCAACAAAATGTAAACGCGGATAGTCATCATCATTAATTGATTCTTCGTGTACTTCGCAAAGCCATGCAGACACATCATGTTTCTTTGCGTTCATTTCTTCCGCATCATTGCCGGTGATGTCAAATGTATATGAAATGATTCTATCCTCATATGTAAGTTCACCATTCAATTTCGAAAAATCATGCGAACCATTCATATAAGGCACTGTTTCGCGAATGCGTTTAACGCTTGGCATCTCAACAACTTTTTTACTAACAAACAAGCCGAAATCCCTGTAAGAGTGCTTGCCATTGATACTGATTCCATTTTGCAAGTTACCAGCTAAATTTATCATAATGCAAGCCCTCTTTCCATTAGGTTAACACGACTAGCAGACACTCTATCATCTGCTGTAGCAGTTGCTTCAGCAATCTTATTGTCATCCACATATAGATTAATTGGTCTATCCATTACAGACATGAGTCTGCTAAATAAATCAAAGATATTTCCAAATGCTAAACTACTTAAGGCGCTTTGCACCTGCTCATACACAAAGTTCTTACCAACTACCATTTCAGCGCCAGCTTCACCTACACCAATGATAGATGGTTGGTTAAATACATAAGGTTGATCCATAGCTTTTGCGTACCATTCAACACCAATTTTAGGCAAACCACCTTTTAGCCAATCTAGCGGATTGATACTTCCGCTAATGGAAAAGTGTGGTAATGGAATATGTGGCCATTCGAAATGAAAATTAAATAATCCTCTTACGAAATCAACACCACTCTGAAATCCGCTTTTGATTCCATCCCAAAGTGCTAATGCCCCACCACTAATACCATTCCATACAGCAAGAACCGTGCTTCCGATGCCACCAAATACACCACCAATAAAATCTCCAACAGATTTAACACCATTTGAAATAATGTCGATCCCAGTCATGACAACATTTCTGAATCCTTCACAGTTATTCCAAAGAACAATGATAATTGCTATCAACGCGACTATTCCAGCAATGACAAGCGCTGCAGGATTGGCCATCATCACAAAGTTAACCGCCATGATTCCCTTTTGCAGCGTTGAAAGTACGCCAATCATAGTTCCGATAATAACTACGATTTCTCCAATTGTAACAATTGCATTCTGCGCTGCAGGACTAAGGCTATTCCACGTATCATTAATGGCAGAAATCATATCAGAGAAATTGGAGATCGCAGGCGTCAATGTCGTTAGAATTGATTCGCCCAAATCGCTCAATGTCTGCTGTGCTTTCTGTTGCGCGACAACCATGTCATCACCAGAATCCTTCATCTCATCATACATTCCAGAAACTGTCGATAGCGCTCCTGTTTGGTTTTCTAAAGATTTGCTCATGATGTCGATTGAAGAAACTCCTGATGATTGTAGCATCGCAATAAAGTTCTGTGCTTTCGCACCGAATATTTCCTGCGCATCAGCTGCAGACATTTGACCAGAAGATAGTTTCGCAAGAACTTCATTAAATGCTTCAACGCTTGCAGTGCCGTCTTCAGACATGTTTTTTGTTGCTTTCATTAATCCAGCAACAGCCTGTGAAGCATCAACTCCAGAAGCAGAGAAGTAACCCATTAAACTTGTAACTTGTTCAAGTGATAAGCCCATGGTATCATGCAACGCTACACCGGCAGATGATGCCATTGACGATAATTCGCTAAACGATAGTCCATACATCTGTGATGCTTGCATCATGATATCAAGCGACTTATCATACTCTGTTCCAAAAGCCATGCTCATAGAAATCATCGAATCCGTAATACTAGATGCGGACTCACCAGAAATCTTGGATAATTGTGCAACATGTGTCATTAACGGTTCAATCTCTTCATCTGTTAAGTCACATTTTGTTGCAACTGTAGCCATAGCATTGCCAAGATCATTCATATCAGCAACAGGAATTGTTTTAACAATATTCTTCAAGGCTGTTTCAAGTCCTGCCATCTCTGCAGTTGTTCTTCCTGTACCAAATTGAATTGTATCTAATGCATTGTCTGTTTTATCTCTGGCTTCAAGCGTGCTTTTGCCGAAATCAACAAGCTTATCAGCTGCATTTTTCGCCGCATCACCAATCTGATCAAGTGCATCTTTTGTTGCTAAATATTTTGTATTCGCTTCCGTCTGTTCTTCAGCAGATTGTTTCGTTTTATTCGCTAAATCTTCAGTCGCACTTGCATTACTATTCAAAGCCTGCTCGGCATTTTCAAGTTTTCCTTTTGCAGCTGTCAGTTCTTGATTGATGTTCTCTTGTTCTGTTTGAGCATATGCTAAATTCTTGGTCCATTTCTGCACCTCATCAGAGTTTTCACCAAAAACACGCTTTGCTTCATCCAAAGCCTTCTGTGTATTCTCAACTTTTTCTGTTGATGCATCATATTTAGATGTAAGAAGCGATACTCTTTGTTGTAAGAGGTTTATGTCTTCTGAATTTCCTTTCAGTTGCGTAGAGTTCAATTTCAATTGAGCATTATACACTTTGATATTATCGTTCATCGTTTTAATGCCGGATGTAAAATCGCCTATATCCGCACTGAATTTAATTTCAGCAGAATTCTTTTTTGCCATTTGCTTCACCTCTCTTTCTTTTTATTTTTTCTGCATTCTTTCGTACTCAATCCATTTCTCCCACGATTTGTATGCAGTGTAGTTATCCGCAATTTTCATTAAGGATTTATAAGGAAAATGCCAAAACACTTCTTCAGGAACGCCTAAAATAAGCACATAAAAAGTGTAGTAATCTTCTACACTTTCAAACTCTATTTTTGGCATTGAAAAATGTCTTGGCATTTTTTGAGTTTTTGCTTTGAACGCTTCTTCAAATTTTACTTTTTTTTACCAGCTAAAAGTTCTCCGACAACAGTCATCATATCGCTGTATACAGGCAATTTCTCAATGAATTCAGACTTATTCATGCATGAATCGATATTGTCGATATTACCGCATAAATATGAGCCATATAAAACGTCTACAGCAGCATGATTCTTATCTTTTGTGATTCCATTCATGCCTTGCGATGTTTGCTCATAAATTTCAGGTCTAGCATTCTCTAACTTAAAAAGAGAAACCATGTTCAAAACACAGTTTACTTTTTTTCCATCACTTAATGTTAATGTTGTATTAACTTGCTTGATCATCTTATTCTCCATCTTCTACCTTTTCGATTAAGTTGTATCCAAGTCTTGACTGAACATCTAGAATTTCATTCGCGCGTTCTTCCGTCAAAGATAAACGTTTCCCTGATGTGTGTTCCTCGTTTGTGTGTTTATCGAAGAATGTCTCAACAACTTGATATTCAATAGTTTGTTCTTTTCCTGTTACGTCATTTTCAACTTTTGTATTTTTCTTAGCCATACTACGCCGCAACCTTTACTAATTCAGTTGAGAACTCTGTCATCCACTTTGTTTTAACAGTTTCATCTGTGATTTCTTGTACAATTGCTTCATACATAGTGTTTCCGATTTCATCCACCGATGCACTAAACTTCATTTCAATTTCAACAACCTCTGTTGCACCATTTTCAATTGACTTCTTCGCGCCTTCACTAGCAACGCAACAAGGGAACGCAAGAAGCTTCACAGTTCCATCTTCATCACGAACTTCGTTTACCATTGTAAATTCTGGATGTACAGACTTATCTCTATTAAGAGAATTAATACCTTCTTTTAATCCATCGGAATTTAAGCCAAACAATGTTTTATACAATCCCCACTTCATATGTAGTTTTAATGTGCCTTCGATAGTTCCGCCATGCTTCGTACGGTTCTTAACTACTACCCCGCGACATTTCTTTGTGATATTTCTTACAGTTTCCTGAATCTCCAAACTACCAATGCAGTTATTTTCAATAAAAGCAGTTGCTCCTTTTGGCTTGAACGATGTTTTTGTTACTTCAAAATCTGAATATACATTTTCGTATTTGGTCATTTATCTATTCCTCTACTTTCTTAGATAGACGCTCAACCAAAGCGTCTACGATTTGGTCTTGACTATCTTCCGCACCTTTCTGCATGAAGTGCTGATTACCCTGGTGATTTCGCGTGTTGCTTCCATCATCTGGATAGTACAGATAGTTATATGCTTTGCGTGTTCTGACCGTAACAGATAGGTTCCCTTTTTTAGGTTGGTCAAAAACACCTTTAATGCCGGCAGATGATGCACTTTTAATTTTCTTCTTCCAATGTCTTCCAGAAACTGGGAATCGAGAAGCTATATTGCTTTCGATGATTTCCGGTGCATCATTCCAAAGATATTCATTGATGGTTTTTTCTGCACTATCTCCAAATCCTTTAATTGCATTTGTTAATCTTTCCGCAGCTTTAAAATCGCTTTTAATATACGGCATATCGCTTATTTGCCTTTACAAATTTTAGCGTGATGCTTTCTGCGACTGCTTTTGTGTTTCCTATGCGAGCATAATCAAACTGATGATCACCCGAAATGATTCTAAATCCTGGTATTTCGGTAACTTTACTGATTACTTCTTGGATTAGTTCGTTTGGAACATAATTTTCTCGAACAATCATCACAAAATAAACATCTGAATAGTCTTTTCCGGATGTTCCGTTAATTTGTAGCGTATCTCTCCCAAAAATTGTATAATCCCAAACTTCAGTTTCAACCAGATCTTCTGTTCCATACGCTAAATTTTTGTCAACACTAGCTAATGCATCATGCAATTCTTGAAGCGAATCTCTACTCATCTTTTGTCACACTTTCTAAATACAGAAATAAATTCTCACAATATTTATCGTGGTCAATATATAAGATTGTAAATAGATCTTTTCCAATGACCGCATATTGTTCCGACTTTACCAATGTATTAAATGGAATTTTAATTTTCATCGATAATGAATGTCCCAATGCAGAAATCATTAGATTGTCGCGCTCTCGTTTTGAAAGTTCTTCAAAGAAAAAACGGTGAACATTTGCAAGGTCATCAATTGATTTGACATTGATTTGTCCGCCGTATTTTGTTTTTGTTTTCTTATCTGTTCCAATTGATACGATGCCAGAATTACAGGTATTGATATCACTTTTGAATTTCATTAGGAATCACCTTCAGGAACGAATTTTTCTAACTGAACTTTCTTTCTACACTCCAAAATGTCGCTTATGTAGTTTGTGCGGAACTGTTCAGGAACATTATTCCATTTATAAACAATGTAATTAATCAGAAGTTCTCTTGATCGAATATCACTCTCGAAATCAATCTCATCACTGCCCAGCATATCGCAGATTGTTGCAATGCTATTTTTAATAATTTCTTCTAACTTGCTATTTGTTTCTGATTCTTCCCACGTGATATTGCAAGCCAGCTTTGCGGCTGGCTTGACAGTATCAACAGTTCTTTTTAGATATTCTCTATCCATTTAGCAATTAGGCAGCAGGTAGCTGTTTAACTGTTAAATATAGTGGTGCTAAACCAGAAATATCAAGTAGCAATGCACATGTATTATCCTCTGCAATACCTGTACCAAGAAGACGAATCTTGTATGTGCGGAAATCTTCCAAGAACTTGTATTCATCAGAAGATAAGATTTCTCCATCCTTATTTCCTGTTGCAAGTTCAAAGATGTATGACTTTTCAACGAAGAGAACTGCCTTTCCTTCTGCTACTGCTGCAGATTGGAATACCTCTGTAGCAAATGGGAACACATCACTAACGTATGCACCAGATGCAGTTAATACCGTTGTTGAAGGCATAACCTTTTGGAAGTAATCTGTTGGGTTAACGACTAAAATCACCTTTGTAATTACGCGTGATTCGCCAGCTTCAGTCTTTGACATCTTAGCAATTAATTCGCCATATGTCTTTGGATCAAAGGACTTAACAACAACAGGTGTTTTTTCAGGATATCCAGTAGTTGTGCTGAAACTTACGCCTTCATGGATATCACGAATTAAACCAACTGGTTGCTTTACACCAGTACCATTGATTACACCATCTTCAATTCCAAGTGCTAAAGCTTCTTCTAAGCACTGACGAACATATGCATCTAACCATGTTGGCCCAAGTTCGATGTAATCCTGAGATAAGAGTAAGAACGCTGTTAATTTGGCCGCAACTAGATCAGCTACTGCTAAATCACCCTTGATTTCTGTTTTAATTTCATCTGTGATTTCGCCCCAAACAGCCTTCGCTAACTTGCCTTTTCTCTTTAAAATCTTAGTGATTGCTCCGACAACTGTTGGATTGATTGCATTGATTAATGGATGGTCCTTCTTAACAGATTCAAGAACACGCTCTACAACGGTAACAGGTAATGCAGGACCTGCATTAGTTGCATTTAATACCTTCTTATCACGAACGCTCTCAATTAATGCATTGTAGAACTTTGTTTCTTCTGAAGTTAACGCATGGATTCCACGTCTATCTAAAATTGATTGATCGTGTGTTTCTTGATACTGTTCAAAATCGGCACGAATGTTATTCTGGATTTCTTCCATCCATCCCTTCAGCGCATCCTGTACTTGTGTCTCATCACCATCTTTCATTGATGCAAGAAGCGCCTTTACTTTTTCGCTGTATGTTGCTGTAGTTTTAATCATCTAAAAATCCTCTCTTTCTTTTTTATTTGATGATTGCATTTAAAAAAGTGCCTAACATCGTTTTTTGTTCCGGCACTTCATTTGTTGTTTGAATGTGTAGTCCATCTTCATCAAGATGTACTCCAATTTGTTCTTGGTTTTCATTTTTGTTTAACGGTTGTTTTTGAACCAATGAATCAAAAATCAATTTTCTTGCAGAATTCATTACATTTTCTGATTCTGGAACATTACCAATTTCTGAAGCGAATCCCTTTTCGAGTGCTTCTTCTGGAGTAATCCACGTTTCATCATCCATCATTTTCTTAACTTCATCTATTGTGATGTTGACATGTTCCATGTATGTTTTGATAATCTGCTCATTGATTTTTTCTAAATCATCCGCTTCCTTTCGCAATTGGTCAGCGTTTCCAACTGTATAAGTCAATGCATTGTGAATCATTAACAAGCTTGAGTTATTAATAATTCTTTCCGTGCCTGCCATGAAAATCATCGATGCAGCAGAACACGCAAATCCATCAATCGTAGTTGTTACATGCTTTCCACATGTTTTTAAAGTGTTATAGATTGCGAGACCTTCTGCAACTTCACCACCATATGAATTAATGCGAATGTTAATGTTAGAAATATTTTCAGGTAATCCCTTGATTGCCTGAACCATCCCAACTGCTGATGTATCACCATCTGTCCATGGCCATGATGTGATATCGCCATAGATACAAATTTCTGCCGTTTGGCCAGTCGTTACTAAATCATAATATTTTTTCATTCATTTACACCTTTCGAAATGTCATCTGCGTTTGCATAGTTTTTGGTCATGTAATATTCATTCGCCCAATTTTCATTTATCTTGGCATCTCCAAGCTTTTCTCGAACATCATTTGGACTATATGCACCAGAGCCAACAAGCCCACTAATATTTGCAGATAGTTTCAATATATCTTGTACCTTGATAGTACTTGTATCAATCTCAATTCGATCTCCTTTGATATATTCATCATAAGAAATCGTCTTTCTATTTAACTCTTGTTCTATTACTTTCGCATGTGGCGCAATAACAAGCGTTATCATTTCATCAAACACTTGATCAGAGTTTGTGATATTGCCATAGAAAATGGATTGTGGAATCTTGAATATCTGTGCAACGGTGTCGAATATATCTTTTCTTAAATTACGAATATCATCAGAATTTTGTGAAGAACCTTTTGCAAAATCTGTAATTGATGTCCCTTTATATTTCGGCATTACAGCATTAGGTGATGTCATAAATGACTTCATGCTTTCCTTTAGTTGTTCTTTATATTTTTTCTCATCATCTTCACTTCCAGTCTTAACAGACTCTAATTCAAGTAGAAGCTTCATGCCATTTTTATTCTTATATGTTTCTAAAGCAAATTTCATCAATTCGCCATATTCAGAATACATAATTTCAACATATTTCTTTAATTCGATATTTTCGAAATTAAAGTGGAAAATATCACCTTCTGAATAATTCTTGTTTAGTGTTAAAGTATCAATCACAATTCCACTATACTTATTCTCTTTCATTGGATATTTTTTTATCGCGTAACTATCTGCTACTTGATAATTCATAAATCCATTTCTTTCATATGGAATTACAATTGCTCCATTTTCGCACTCGTAAGAATTTCTTATAACCTTTTGCCAGAATTCTGCAGCAGTCATATTTGCATTTGGTGATAAGTTCATTGCAAAGGTAAATTCATTCGGTGCCTCTTTGCCTTTGACATATCGTTTTATCTTACATCTGCTTAATAAATCTGCAATCGTTGACATTGCGATATGTAGTGCAAGTTCTTTCATGCCAAGGCCATCTCGAATTTCCTCTGATTTTATCGCCAATTCTAAAATAGAATAACCGTTATTTTTTCGACCTAAAAAATCAAACAGTCCCATTTCTCCCTCTCCTTTCTAAAACGTCCAAACTTCAGGGACAACAGTTGACAGTCTGTTATCCACTAATTTATCAACACATGTCATTGAGTGGACATATGCCATAAAGAGGTCGTTTTTACGACTTCGACGTTCTATTTTGTCATACTTGTAATTTCCGTTTGCCGCAGGTATCAACTTCGTGTTGTTGATTGACCATCTAAAGCACGGATCATCACCAGCGCATAACTGGTGATTTACAAATATTGAATTAATCGGTTGAATTGCCAGCATGATATCACTTGGTCTAACCAACTTCACCAACTCTTTATCACTCGCATTAAATCCGGCATGTTCAAACGCTTCTCTTAATGTACTCCATCTGTAACTATCCACAGCCAGCATTACAATATTGAACTTAAACGAAAGCGCCCAATTAACAATCAATTCCGGATAGATTTCAACATCATCAATCACCGTCAAGCACTCATTCATTTCAAATGTTTTTATTGCATCTTGATTGATGTGGTCCCAATCCCCAGACTTTCTACATAACCAAGCATGTTTAACTGTGTAATACTTATTTTTTTCAAAGTCTCTAAATGTAAAACACGCTCCTGCCATATCAGTGGTCTTTGTAAAGTCCACACCCAGAATGCAAGGCATCTTCCGAAGTTCTTCCAGTGGTGGAAGTTCTTGATTTGTAGCTTGAATATTCTCCCAGGACGTAACTGGATCTTCTTTCTTTTCAACTGGTAGATTCATACGCAATGACATAAACGAAGAGTTTGTAACAGGGTCCTTTTTATACCCTGCATACTCCTTTTCAATTTCATCCTTTAAACTCTTAAAGTAATCAATTGATGGGTTTGCCTTGATCCAGTTTTTAGAATCATGGACTTCTTCTTTTTCGTCCAAACAGAAAATAAAAAATAATGTTCCGTTATCAAAAACGCCATTAAACAAGATTTCATCTGCATCATTCAAATACTTATCAAGCGGTCCGCCACGCTTATCTCCGTTTGTCGAAGTCATCAAGCTTCTTGGATCAGATCGTGCATTGCCATCCATATCAAATTTTTGTTTACCTAATCCAGTTCTAAACACTCTGATATTTCCCCAGCTATCAAACTCTTCAATCTCATCCAGATATACCATGCCAGATCGTAAACCTTGTTTTGATTTAGGACTGTTTGTTCGATAACGCAATACGGATTTAGTTGTTTTATTAACGATTCTTTCTTTCGTCCACGTCCATTTATCTTGGTAAATTTCCGAATGTGCATCCATCATTTCATAAATATCATTAAACGATATTTTTGCTTGATCTTCTGCAGTTGCGCACGTATCAATGTCGTATCTTACAATGCCATTAACTGGTGTCATCAGGCAAAAGAACTCAAAGGATGCATATCCGTTTTTTCCATTACCACGTCCAAGGTATAAATATAAATCTGGCCATCGAAGGCTTTCGTCCGAAATTTTTCTGACACAGTTGTGCAAAACAAAAGCACATTTTTCCCACGGCATCAATTTAAATGGGAAAAGAATTTCAAACGACATATAATTTTCAACTTCATCAAGTCGAATATAGATTTCCCCTTTTGCAAATTCTCTTTCCACTAATGAGACCAGTGCTTTAATGTGCTTATTTGTTCTTATTTTCTTTTGCTTAATGGCTTTGAAATAATCCCAGATTTCAGGACACTTTTTTATGTCTTTACATAAGTGCGATTGCTTTGTCTTTTGCAGTTGGCTTTTTCTTGGCATCTTTCTTACGTAACAGCTGCGCTCTTGCAAGTACTGTCAATCCTAATTGTTTCTCATATTCCAAAGCATCAGAAATCAACACATGTCTTTCTCTTACTAAAGAAATTCGAAGATTATCTTCTTTAGTCTTATTGATTTTTTTAGTTAACTTATCTCTTTCCGCAATCAATTCAACATATAGTTGTAAATAGATATCATCACTTGGCCACCAAAGACCATTTTCAATCAACACATTTTTAAAAAAAGCATACATCG